ATAAGTACAGTTTCTTTTATCTCTATTTTTTTTTCTGTCTTAGTAAATGTTTTCTTTTTACTTCCACAAGACAAAACTGCACTACATATGATAATATACATTAAGCGTTTTACCATCTAGCTTTATCTCCTCTTATATCATAGTGAATAAAATCCTCATATAGACCTAAACCACCCTCTAACATCTTACCATCTTTTATAAGTTTTAAAATAGCTTTCTGTACTTGCTTAGGGCTTTTACCTTTTACTTGTATGTCTGCAGCTTTGCCTAATAAATGTTGGCTGTTTAATTTGCCTCCTATAGCCTTATTGTGTATTTCTGAACGGTAAGCGCTAGTTATGTGTATAGGTGCGTTTAAAACGCTTCTAAGGACTTCTAATTGCTTAGCTAGTATCTTTATATTAGCCCAAACTTCTTGTGGCATACCAGCGCCATCTTTACTATTAAATTCCGCTTTACTAAAGTGTTCTGTTAATTCCATTTAAAATTTTTTATCTTTATTTGATTTTATAACAGACCTTAAACCATCAATTATTGTATCTGGTGCAAATAAGAAACCAATACCTACAATAAGAAGTATAGCAAACTGAAAAACCTTACTGTCTTGAACAATAAAAATATAAGTAATAGCAGATATTAAAACCAATATTCCTAGTAAGGTTGTTTTCCAGCTTTCTACTATGTTTTTCATTTATTTTTTTTATACATTAAATACCATTTATGGCTTGTATATCCAATAGCAACCGCTGTTAGTAATATTTTTAATAATATGTCTATTTGCATAAAATTAAAGCCTAATGTTATAACATTTATAAAAGCGATTTTAAGGTCAGTCGTACTCATTTTTTTAATTTATTTCAATCCAGTTTAATTCTTCTTCACTCCAGTTATACATTTTACCGTCTGTTGGGTGTTCAATAGGAGCCTCCCATCTACAAGTTTCTTCATTTAATAACCAACTATTGTAAGGTTTAGGAGATATAAAAGCATCTCTTTCTGAATCGTATGTGAAGCCTATACCAGCATAGTTTTTTCTTGTCGTACCGTTGTAAGATGTTTTCACCCATTTAGCATCTCCAAAAGTTGCATTTAGAAATTGCTTTCCTTTTAACTCGCTTTCTGTTCCGTCTGCTTTTAATAAAACAGCATTGTTTACAACAAGTACTTTCTCTACTATATTTTCGTTATTTAATTTTGCAAAGTGTGCCATAATTAAGCTGTATAAGTTCCGCTCCCAGTATAAGTTAATATTGTGTCTGTTCCGTTTGTTGTAACAGTAGGGCTTCCAGTTGTATTACTTGAGTAGTTTGCAGTTGGCATTCTTAGTATTACTACTCCAGAACCTCCGTTTTTACCAATACCCACGCCACCACCTGCACCTCCACCAGTGTTGGTTGCTCCATTAGTTCCCTCTATTAAAGCTATATCTCCACCGCCATTACCACCTCCAGAAAAACCCGTTCCTCTTGTTCCTTCGTTTACAGCACCGCCACCGCCACCTGCTCTAAAAACACTTATTCCAGTTATATTAGAAGAAATTCCAATACCTCCGTTTCCTCCAGATGTCGATGAACCAGAAAAACCAGTTTCATTCGCCCCACCGCCACCGCCACCACCATAACCATCTGCGGAACTGCTACCTAATCCTCCTGCAGAACCTTGTTCAGATGTCCCAGCTCCTTCTGATGTATTGTTTCTTGCCCCACCAGAACCAGAACCCCCAATTTGACCTCCAGGCCCTGCTGGAAAACCAACGCTTTGCCCAGTACCTGCTCCGCCCCCTAAACTTATTATTGAGTCAAATAAGGAGTTACTTCCTTGTCCTCCAAGATTATTATTAGAACCTACATTTCCAACTCCACCAGACCCGATTGTGATAGTATAAGTTGTAGACAAAGAAAGAGTTATTATATCCTCAGCAGAAGAACCTCCGCCAGATGTTCCGTAAGACGTTCTATAACCACCTGCACCACCACCAGAACCTAAACCATAAGTTGTGCCTCCACCTCCAGCAACTACTAAATAGTCAACTAAATAATCTGTTATTATAGGAAATATTTTATCTACCCCAAAGTAAACCGCAGATAGTTCTGTTGCTCCTTTATAGACTTTTGATAGTTCCGCTGTATTTTTATAAATAGCCATATTAAGAAATAAAGTAAATAGTGTTTGCACTTGGCGTTAAAGCGTCGTATTGTGCTTGTGAGCCACTCCAATAGAATAATTCAGTTGTAGTTCTCACGTCTATTACACCAGAACTAGGTGCTAATCCAGTATATATTTCTGTAAAGTTTTCATTTGCTTTTGTAAATGCTGTTCTTAATGGGTCTCCATTTCCATCATTAGCTGTTGTTCCTATTCCTATTACTTGTTTTGCCATCTTTTATGTTGTTAATATGTTGTTTGGTCTGCTGTTAATTGTGTTGTATCTGCTAACACTAAAATAGTATCTGCAGTTAGATTGCTTCCATCAGCATCAAATGGATAAATGCTTCCCCAACCGTTTGGCTCGTTTACATTACCCCACCAACTACTTAGGTATATTATTCCCCAATTTATTAAGTTTGCCATTTTTTACTTTATTTAAAAACAATTTTAGTTTCTCTATGTTTTCTTTTTTTACCTTATATCTTTTCATTTATCTTTGGTAAGCATATAAATTATTTTCTTTAGCGTGTAAATGATTTTCGTAATTGGTAACCCATTCTAAATTCTCTACTTTGTTGTCAGTTTTTATGCAATTCTTGTGGTTTACTTGTGGTTTATCACTTTCTCCTAAAAAAGCCTTTGCTACAAGTTGATGTACCAGATGGTTTTTTTTAATTCCATTGTCATACAAAGAACACCTACAATAACCCTTTTTAGTAATCCAATATTTAATTAATTGACCTTTTATGGTCATTGGCATAGTTTCATTAAAAACCCCTCTTTTTATTCTTTGTACTGTTCTTGTAATACTTCTTATTCTACCTAAATTACTTACTTCAAAATAGCCATTGTGTCCACTAATTGGCTTCCAAAATTCTTCTTGCATACGCTTGTTTTAAAAAATTATATATTAATTATAAATAAAGTTGCTAAACTGATGACCCAACCTGTGAAATTAGACTCTTTATCAGGGTACATATCGTTATTACTATTAGAATTATATTCAGGGTATGTAGATTGATTAAAACTCATAAAGTCAATAAACCTTCTAGTGTAATGCTGTGCTATATCCCTTTCTTGTTCTGCTAAATAATCAACTTCATCTTTAGTTACCGTTTCACTACTTTCGCTTGTATGTTTGTAAATACCACCATTAGACACCGTATAAGCCAAGAATGGTAGCATTTCCACCTGTGACCAGTGTATAGTCATAGGTTTAATGTATGTTTCTAGTAAGGTCTTATATGTAGGGTTCGCATCTAAAGCATCTGTGGTTATTAATGTCTCTATTTTTTCGTATAGCTGCGTTCCTAAATAGTTTTGTATGTGAATTTCTTGAGCAACCTCAATCCATTGAATAAATTTATCAGTATCTAGGTTTCCGCTAAATACACTATACCTTTTAAGGTCTTTTGGGGTTATAAATAACGCTTTAGCCATTAGTTAAATCTTTTGTTAGTTGGTAAAAATCCTCTGTTTGGCATATCCATTGGTTTCATAGCTACCTCTTTTGGGTTTCTTACTCTTAAACCATCTCTTTCAGCTTGGTTAGTAGAAACTTGTGGTGCATTAGGATTGTTTACATCTACTTTTACGGTACTTGCAAATGTTTGTCTTAACCATTTATGGTGGCAGTCTCCACCGCCTTTATAAAGCCATATAGAATAAGTGTTAGCACCCCTAGCACCCCATCCAGCATTTACCACTTGGTTTTCCATAGCTATTAAATCCTCTTTTCTGTATAGCTTGTCAGCAGCTACCATATTTTTACAAAAAGGTCTACTATCGTCGCTTGTGGTTAAAGGCGTGTATCTGTATCTAACCTTGTATTTTAAATTACCTATTTCTTTATCTTGTTCACTTTTAGAATTAGGTCTAGCCGTTCCAGTACTTACAAAATTCCATACTTTAGATAATACAGATTGTTTAGGGTTGTTTAATGCCTCTATTTCTGCGTCTAATTTATCTTCTGTATCGTAGTCTACCTCTTGGGAATCTATTAATTCCCATTCCTCGTCTAAATCTTCCCCTAA